CCTAAAAATAAAAAATCTACTCCTGCTGAAGTTAAAGTTAAGTTTGCAAAACTATTTTATGAGAATCCTCAAATTACATGGGATATTTTACTAAAAGGTACACAGTTATATTTTTCAGAAGAAAGAGATGAAAAATATATATACAAAGCTTCTAATTTTATTATGGTTCAAAGAAATGGTATAAACACTTATCCTATATTAGAATATTATGAAAGAATTGAAGAAGGAGAAGATATACAAGAAAAAGCAGATGTAAACATGTATAAAATATATTAAAGAGATGAGTATAGACCAGAACGTTAAAAAATGGAGACATGTATCTGACATAAGAAATGAAACATTAAGTTACATTAAGAAAAGAAGACTAGGACTTATTAAATCAATAAGAAGTCCATGGGCTAAATTAAATAATGTTTTAATGGATGGTTTAGAATGGGGTAGTGTGTATATTATAGGTGGCAGACCAGGTTCAGGTAAGACAAGTGTTGTATCTCAAATTATTAACCAGGCATCTTTAAATAATCCAGGTCAAGATTTTTGTGTATTAAATTTTCAATTTGAGATGGGTGACAGAGTAATTGGTGCTAGAGAACTTACTAAACCATTAGGTATGGATATGAAGAAGTTATTTAGTGCTCACCCTACAGATAAGTTAAATAATGTAGATTTAACTAATATTGAACACTTTTATACCAAAAAGGTAAATGATCAGATATATTATGTAACTGAACCATTGACAGCTAAAGACTTTACTAAAGAAGTTTTAAAGTTTTATGCTCATGTAAAAAAACCTATAATAGTAACAATAGATCATTCTGTGTTAGTAAAGAAAGGTATGGATGAAACAAGTCAAATGGAAACATTATATAATCTATCTTCAGAGATGGTTTATTTAAAGAAAAAAATACCAGACAGTATGTATATAGTTTTATCACAAATGAATAGAACCATAGAAGATCATACTAGAAGAATTTCAGGTACAGTTGGTAATTATCCTACATCTAGTGATTTGTTTGCAGCAGATGCTTTAATGCAAAATGCTGATGCAGTGATATTAATTAATAGACCTGATTTAATGGGAATTACAGAATATGGTCCTGAAAAAATTAAAGTGGAAGATGGTATGATAGTATTTCATCTTATAAAAAACAGATTTGGAGAACAATGCATGTTATTCTTTGAACAAGACTTAAAATATTTTGAAGTAAAAGAAGCAGCTACACCAGCTAAAAATAAATTACAATTTAAAAAAATACCGTAATGGATAAATTATCAACAAAAAAAATAAACACATTTGCATCTAAAAAATTAGATAGCACAGACAGAAAAAAATTAACTGATGCAATTATAAAGTATCATGAACCAGCTTTTACATTATTAGATGTAGATTCTGCAACTCAATTTTATCCAAAAGTTCCTTTTATGTGGAGTGATGAACCTCATGTTTCATTATTTGAAAAAGAATTATCAAAAGATTATTTTTATACAGAATTAGTTACAGAAAATTATACACCAAAAGATCCTAAAAGAATTTTATATAAATTTAGAGGTAGTTCTGAATGTATTAACGAATATTTTGGAAAAAAAGAAATGGGAAATTTTGGGGAATACACCAGATATTTTGTACCTTTACAAGACTTTGAAAAGATTGATTTAGATATCTTTTTAGAAGAACCCACTCCAAGTATACAAGCTCCTAAAATTAGCATTGAAAGTATTTCAAAACCTGTAATTTTTGAAGAAACTTATGATGATGATGATGAGACTGATGCTTTAATGAGTAAATTAACAATTAGAGATCATGCAGCTATACAGTGGAAATTACCAGTTTCTAATAAAAAATGGCTTAACAATTTAATTAAACAAATAAATAAAGTATAAAATGGCAAACGGAATTCTCATAGTAGGTGAATCAGGTTCAGGTAAATCAACAAGCATTGAATCATTAAATCCAAAAGAAACATTTATAATAAATGTTGCATCAAAACCTTTATCATTTAAAGGTTGGAAAAAAAGTTATATAGAATGGACAAAAGATAATCCAACAGGTAACATGTTTAAATCAGCTGATGCTAAAAGCATAGAAGCATGTTTAAAGTATGTGTCAGAAAAAAGACCTGAAATCAAAAACATTATTGTTGATGATTTTCAATACATTTCATCTTTTGAATTTTTTAACAGGGTAGATGAAAAAGGATTTGAAAAATTTACACAAATTGGGGCTTCTTTGACTAGGTTATCTAAATTACCTATGATATTAAGAGATGATTTATTAATCTTTTATACCAATCATATGGAAGAAGGTGTAGATATAGAAAACAGAAAAAGGTATAAAGCAAAAACTATTGGAAAACTTGTAGATGATAAACTAACATTAGAAGGTTTATTTACTATAGTGTTATTTTCAAAAGTTAAAAAGGAAAAAGACGGTACACTTATATATTTATTTGAAACACAGAATTCAGGAGACAATACATGCAAATCCCCAAAAGGTATGTTTGATACTCCAACAATTCCAAATGATTTAAGCTTGGTAAAACAAGCAATAGAAAATTACGAAAATTAATTATTAACAACAAAAATTTAAAAAAATGGCATTAAGCACAAAAAACATCAAAGTAGGAGAAGGAAAATTAAACAAAACTATCACTCCAGGAAACACAATTGGTAAAATTTATGATTTGGTTTTGAAACCAGGTTACAATCCAGACAGTTATTATTTAGTTCTTATGGTAGAAACAGAACCTATAGAAAATTTTGAAGGATTTTTTATTGATTCTAGTAATGAATCAAAAGGTAGACACAAAGGTCAAGTGGGTAGAATTAGAAGTTCTCAATATGCATATGAAACAAAAGTATTACCTAGTGGTGTTAAAATAGACAGAGATGAAAACATCTTAAAGTTTTTAATGACATTAGCTAAATCTCAAGATACAATAGATAATCTTAATGAAATCAATGCAGACACTATTGAAGAATTTGTAGATGAAGCAAAACAAATAGTTTGTAATGATACATATTTACATTTCTGTATTGCAGGTAAAACATACACTAACAAAGAAGGGTATCCTGCATATGATTGTTATTTACCAAAAATGGATAACAAAAAATATGCAATTTCTAATTCTGAAGACAATGTGTTAATTTTTAGTGAAGACAAGCACATTCTTGCAGAAAAGAAAAAACAAACAGAATCTGTAGAATCATTTGAACCACAATCAAATGGTAATGATTTTGACATGTTTTAATTTTTAAATTTTACTTATAAATAAAAAGGAGCTAAATTGCTCCTTTTTATTTTATAACTATATACTAATATGCTTAGCACAAAAAATGTAATTATTGACTATACTGATGTACCTGTAACATGGATTTTTGAAACCTACTGTAAACTTAACAATCCATTAACTGGACAAAATGAGAAAATGAAAAGTCTGTTTAATGTTAATGATAAAACACCAAGCATGTATGTATATTTTGATCCTATTCAAAAGATATATAAATATAAAGATTTTTCTACTAATAAATCTGGTCATGGTATTAATTTAGTAATGGAATTATTTAAAATTAATTTTGCAGATGCTGCTAATAAAATCATAACAGAGTATAAAGACTATTTAAAAAATAATAAAGAATATAAACAATCTGAATTTAAAGAATGTCCTAAGTTTAAAATAGGAAACTATACTGTTAGATCTTGGAATAAAACAGATGCAGACTTTTGGTTAACATATAATATTGGTACAACTATTCTTAATAAGTATAATGTAAAACCTTTAGAAAATTATACATTGGAAAAAAATGATGATGGTAGTGTACTAGAAACTGTCACCATATCTAATGGATATAGTTATGGATATTTTAAAAATGACGGCAGTTTGTATAAAATTTATCAACCAAAAAGCAGTAAAAAGTTTTTAAAAATAAATTCTTATATACAGGGTTCAGATCAATTAGAAAATCATCATAACTTGTTGATTACCAGCAGTTTAAAAGATGTTATGTCTATTAAAAGTTTAAAATTAAATTTTGATTGTATAGCTCCTGACAGTGAAAACACAATGATTTCTAAAGAAATTATAGAAAACTTAATAAAAAAATATAAAAACATATCTGTTATGTTTGATAATGATGAAGCTGGTATAAATGCAATGAAAAAATATAAAGAACTATATAACTTTAATGTATTTTTATTACCTTTAAGCAAAGACCTTAGTGACAGTATAAAAGATTATGGTTTTAAAAAAGTATTTTATACATTTGTTCCTTTAATAAATAAATCATTTGACAATGGCAAAAGCT